GACGACCCGCTGGCCAACCGCGTGAACATCGTGCGGGCGGTGGAGTGGTGGAAGTCCAACGCGGCCGCGTTCGGCGTGATCGGGTTCGATCAGACCGGCACCCTGACCGCGCCCCGCGACGGGTTCAGCAGGCACGCGTACGCCCTGACACCGCTCAAGCAGCAGTGGGGGATCGCGTGAGCGCCACCGGCACCCTCACGATCACCGGCGCCCGGGAGGCCGCAGCGGCCGCCCTGGCGCCGGTGCTGGACACCGACCCGGCGGTGCTGATCAACCTGGTGGACAGCCTGGATCCGCCCGCGATCATGCTGGGCTGGGCCGACCCGTGGCTGGAGCCGTCGGGCACCTGCCGGTACGTCGCGCGGCTGCAGGTGCTGTGCGTGGCCGCGCGGCTGGAGCCGGGCGAGGGCGTGGCCGACCTGGAGGAGCTGGTCGCGTACGCGATCGGCCGCCTGCGCGCCGACGCGTACAGCTGGGGCCTGCCGGACGTGAGCGCGCCCGCGCCGTGGGCGATCGGCAACCTGGACTACCTGGCCGCTGCGCTGGTCTACGGCGTGCACGTGACAACCGAGGAGGACTGACCCGATGCCGACGATCCCCAAGCCGCTGATCCTGGACAACGCCGATCTGCAGATCGGCGGCGACAGCCTGGCGTGCGTGGTGAACCACCTGGAGCTGACGCCCGACGTCTCCGTGATCACGCTGACCAGCCTGTGCGGCGAGATCGACTACCCGGGCACCGTCAAGTGGTCGCTGGTCGCGACGCTGTACCAGAGCTTCGACGCGGCCGCCACCGAGGAGGTGCTGTCGGCCGCCGTGGCCGGTGGCGTGCCGGTGGACTTCGCGATCATGGCGCGCCGCGACGACCCGATCTCGGACACCAACCCGGCCTGGTATGGCCAGGTGATCCCGCAGCCGTACAGCCCGATCAACGGCGACGCCGGGGCGGAGTCCACGATCGACCTGGAGTGGTCGGTGGTCGGCGCGCCCACCAAGACCACCACCACGCTGCCGCCGCTGACCGTGATGGCGGGCACCGCACCGCCCGAGGGCGAGCTGCCGACCGAGCCGACCACCACCGGCCAGCCGGGCGCCGTGGTCGCCGAACCGGCGCCCGCCTAGCGGATGGCCCGCCGCAACACCACCCGCGTGCAGATCGTCGGGCTGGACGAGCTGATCCACGACGTGCCCGCGTTCGCCCACCGCGTCCAGGTGGCGGGCGACGAGGCCGCCGCCACCTCGGCCCGGCACGGCGGCGAGTCGGCCCGGTCGATCGTGCCGCGCGTCTCCGGCGCGCTGGCACGGTCGATCACGGCGCTGCCCGCAGCGGGCGTCGGGGAGGGCGCCAGGGCCACCATGGGCGGCGGCCTGCCCTACGCCGGGTGGATCGAGTTCGGCGGCTCGCGCGGCCGCCCGCAGGTCAAGCGGGGCCGCTACTTCGTGCCCACCCAGCGCCGCGAGCGCGGCCCGTTCCGCGACCTCGCCGAGCACCTGACGCAGACCGAGATTGAGAGGTTCCCATGGCCACACCCGAGAAGGTGACCGAGCTGCGACCGCTGCCCGCCACGGTGGCGATCTCGCAGGCCATGTCGCTGACGCCGAACGAGATGCGGCGGCTGAAGGCCGAGACCGGCCGCCCGCTGTCCGAACTGCTCGGCGGCGGCGACGCCGAAGACCTGGACGCGGCGCCCGACCGGATCCAGGCGCTGGTCTGGATCCAGCTGCGCCGCGACGGGCACAGCCCGAGCTGGGACGAGGCGGGCGACGTGGCGCCCGACTTCACGCCGGAGGCCGTAGACCCTTCGAACGGCGGGCGCTAGTGGGCCTGGTCAACTTCTGCCGGTTCTGGTCGATGACCCCGCGCGAGGTGGACGAGCTGACGCCCGCCGAGTACGACGAGATGACCCGCTACGCGGTGCGCGAGCAGGCCGAGCAGCGCCGCGCCAACCGGAGGCGGTGACCCGTGGCGGGTGGCGCCAGCGTCGTAGTCCGGTTCCTGGCCAACACCACCGACCTGGCCAAGGGCGCCAAGGACGTGGAGGCGCACGGCAGCCGCATGGGATCGGCCTTCAAGTCCATGGGCAAGGCTGCCGCGCTGGGCGCCGGAGCGGCCGGGATCGGCGCCGTCGTCGCCACCCTCAAGGTCGGCATTGACGAGTACCAGGAAGCGTCCCAGGTGGCCGCGCAGACCAATGCCGTGATCAAGTCCACCGGCCAGGTGGCGGGCGTCTCGGCCGACCACGTGGGCGACCTCGCCGAGTCGCTGATGCGCAAGTCCGGGATCGACGACGAGGCGATCGCCTCGGGCGAGAACCTGCTGCTGCAGTTCACCAAGATCCGCAACGAGGCGGGCGCGGGCAATGACGTGTTCGATCGCACCACCAAGGCGATGACCGACATGGCCGCCCGGATGGGCACCGACCCGGCCGCCGCCGCCAAGGTGCTGGGCAAGGCCCTGAACGATCCCGCCAAGGGCCTGACCAAGCTGGCCAAGCTGGGCGTCACGTTCACCGACGCCCAACAGAAGCAGGTCAAGGCCATGACCGAGGCGGGCGACGTGGCGGGCGCGCAAAAGATCATCCTCAGCGAGGTGGAGAAGCGCTACGGCGGCGCCGCCGAGGCCGCTGGAAAGACGCTTCCCGGGATGATCAACATTGCCAAGCAGTCGTTCAACAACCTGGCGGGCGAGCTGGTCGCCAAGATGATCCCGGCGCTGCTGGCGGTGGTCTCGTTCATCCGCGAACACTGGCCCGAGATCTCGCTGGTGATCGCCAAGGTGACCGCGACGGTCAAGCCGCTGCTGGTCGCGCTGGCGCAGCTGTTCCTGGAGATCGTGCACGTGATCGTCTCCGCCTGGCCGTCGATCCGGCCGGTGATCCTGGCGATCCTCCCGGCCCTGCAGGCCGCCGTCGCGGTGATCACCAACGTGGTCAAGCTGGTCACCGCGCTGCTGCGCGGCGACTGGAGCGCCGCCTGGACGGCGGCCAAGGCCATCGTGCTGAACATCGTCAAGCTGATCACCGCGCTGCTGCGGTTCGAAGTCACGATCTGGAAGACCGTCCTCAGCGCCGCGTGGACAGCGATCAAGGCCGCCACCAGCGCCGCCTGGAACGCGATCAAGGCGGCCGTGGCCAGCGCCGTCACCGCGATCGGCAGCGCGCTCGGTCAGATCCCCGCCAAGATCTCCAGCCTGGTGCACAGCGTCGCGACGCAGGCAGGCAAGCTGGGCGGCGCGATCAAGGACGCGATCACCGGCGCGGTGGACAGCGCGGTGCGCTACGTGTCCGGTCTCGGCGGCAGGCTGGTGCGGGCGCTGGAGGACGGCGTGCACGCCGTTGGCCGCGCGGCGGGCAAGATCGCGGGCGCGATCAGGGATCCGATCAACGCCGTGATCACCGGGTTCAACCGGCTGGAGATCCCACGGTTCAGCTTCGGCGGCGGGTCGCACCTCGGGATCGACATTCCCAAGATCACGCTCGGCCCGTACGGCTGGCCCGACCTGCCGCACCTGGCCAAGGGCGGCGTGCTGAACCGGCCCACGCTGTTCGTGGGCGGCGAGGCCGGGCGCGAGATCGTGGCGCCCGAGTCGCTGCTGCGGCAGCTGCTGCGCGAGGAGCACGGCGCCACCTACCAGCTGTTCCTGCAGCCGCGCACCGCCGACGCCCAGGACGTGGCGTACGCGTTCCGGCGGCTGGAGCTGCTGAGGACGGGCCGCTAGATGGCCGCCGACAAGTGGGCGCCGTGGCCGGGCTGCGAGACGCTGGAGTACCGCAGCGCCGACGGCGACGCGATCCGGTTCCTGATGCTGGCCGGGGCCAAGGCCCGGATGATGCCGCCGGTGGCGCTGACCATGCTGCCCGTGCCCGCCGCCAACGGGTCGCGGTTCCTGGGCGCCGCGCACGTGGAGCGGATCGTGAGCATGCCCGTCGCGTTCCCGGGATCGTTCGATGGCCGCAGCGACCTGCGGCAGTGGGCGCGGGTGCTAGATCCGACCCGCGGGGAGGGCACGCTGACGGTGGTGGACGGCGCCAACCCGGGCCGGTTCCTGCGCTGCGCGTACGACTCCGGCCTGGACGACCTCGAGGAGCACCGCCCGGACGTGAACGTCGGCGCGCTGCTGTTCCGGGCCGGGTTCCCGTACTGGCTGGACGGCACCGAGCAGTCGATCTCGGTCTCGCAGGGCAGCGCCGTGCGGCGCTGGTTCCCGTTCCTGCCGCTGATCCTCGGCGCCTCCGACGCGTACGGGCTGTTCACGATCACCAACCTGGGCGACGCGCCCGCCTACCCGGTGCTGACGGTGCTGGGGCCAGGCACCGACGTGACCGCCCGCAACGTCACCACCGGCCAGGCGTGGACGGTCACCGGCCTGGTGCCAGACGGATCCACGCTGGTGGTGGACACCCGGCCGGGCCGCAAGGCGGTGCGGCTGGACGGCGCCAACGTGTTCAGCCGCCTGACCGCGCCGTCCCAGCTGTGGGCGCTGCAGCGGGGCGTGAACCAGGTGGAGCTGTCGATCGCGGCCACCTCGGCAGCGACGCTGGCGACGCTGACCTGGAGGCAGACGTGGCTGGCGGCGTAGGGTTCCACGGCCCCACCGTGCGGCTGTGGGCGTGCGACTGGCAGACCCCGCTGGCCGAGATCGACACCTACGACCACGGCACGCTGATCGCCCGGTACAACGAGATCTCCACGTACGAGCTGGAGCTGCCCGCCGACACCGAGGCGGCGCAGCTGCTGCTCGCCGCCGACCGCCCCAGGCTGCTGATCTTCACCGACGATGTGGTCTACCGGTCGGGGCCGGTGACGCGGATCGAACGCACCCGCGACGCCACCACCGACATGGTGACCCTGAACGGCGTGGACGACCTGGCGTGGCTGGCGCGGCGCCTCGCGCACCCGCAGCCGGGCACCGCCGCGCCGCCCTACTCCACCACCGCGTACGACGCCCGCACCGGCGCCGCGTCGCAGGTGATCGCGGGCTACGTCGACCGCAACGCCGGGCCGTCGGCGATCGCGGCGCGGCAGGTGCCGGGCCTGACGGTGCCGACCCCGGCCGCGTTCGGCGGCACGATCACCACCAGCGCCCGCTACCAGGGCCTGCTCGCGTTCCTGCAGCCGATCGCGGCCGCCGCCCACCTCGGGATCCGCGTCCGTGATCTCGCGTTCGAAGTGTTCCAGCCGACCGGCGCGGCGGTGTTCAACGTCGGCCTGGGCACGCTGGCCAGCTGGCAGTCGGCGCTGGAGGCGCCCGACCTGAACTACGTGTACGTGGCCGGGCAGGGCGTGAACGAGCTGCGGCTGATCCGCGAGTACCAGGACACGGGCGCGGTGCTGCAGTGGGGCCGGATCGAGACGTTCGTGGACCAGCGCCAGACCAACGTGACCGCCGAGCTTGACCAGGCCGGAGCCGAGGCGCTGGCCGACGGGGTGCGGCCGGTGATGGTGACGCTGGAGGTGATGGACACCGACGGCCAGCAGTTCCTGCGCGACTGGAACGTGGGCGACCTGGCCACCGTGGTGGTCGGCGACCTGGTGACCACCGACGTGATCGTGGAGGCGCAGATCGACCTGCTGCCGAACCGGCCGCTGCAGGTGCGCCCGACCGTCGGCGCCAGCTCGCTGACCCTGGCGCAGTGGCGGCTGGCGCAACGCCAGGCGCAACGACTCCGGCAGCTGGAAAGGATCTAACCGATGGCTGATCTTGCAGTGTGGCCGACCGACGGCGCCGACGGCAGCGTCTCCTCCGAGGCGCGATGGCGCAAGATGGCGCGGCTGTGGGTGCCGAGCGGCGTGGACGTGTCGCCGCTCGGGATCGGCGGCGCGGGCGCGCTGGCGCCGACGCTGGTGGCTGGCCCGACGATCAACGTGGCGATCGGCGGCTGCTGGCTGGACGGCCACTACGCCGAGCTGACCACGCCCGCCAGCGTGCTCGCGACCGCCAACGGCCTGCTGGTGGTGCGGTTCACCCCGGCCGACAATCACGCCGAGCTGCTGTTCCGCGACGCGGCGGTGCTGCCGCCGACGCAGACCGCCGTGACCTGGGAGCTGGCGATCGCCAGCATGGCCGCGGGCGCGCTGACCGATCGCAGGATGCGCAACGGGTCGCCGCCGACGTTCCCCAACTACGCCACCCTGAAGGCGCTGTACCCGACCGCGCCGGACGGGTTCCAGGCGGTGACGCTGGACGACGGCCGCACCTACACGTTCCGGGCGGCCGCGTTCACGTACACCCCGCCCGGCGTGGCCGCACCAGCCAACCGCTGGGAGACGATCGTGATGGCCTCCTTCTCCAAGTCCACCGACGCGTCGGGGATCGTCAACATCACCGCCGCCGACCTCGGCGTGGACGGGATCATCCACGGCACCGGCCACGCGGGCTGGGACGCGGCGGCGCCGCCCGCGCGCAACTTCGGCACGTTCGTGCGCTGGACGGCCCCCACCAATCTGCAGTTCAACAGCTGGAAGATCTCCGCCACCTCGGCGGGCACGCTGACCCTGAACAC